TGGGTGGCTCACCGATACGTCTAGGAACCTCGCTAGGTTTTAAATTACTTGGATTAATAGTATCACAGATAAATTTATTGTTGTTTTTATTATCACTATCACATAAATCTACTCCCTTAAATAACTTCATAAATATTCTTAAACAAACTGCCACGTCAACTAATGCATTATGGAGTTGTCCATTCGATTTTTGATGAAACATAACTTGATGAGCAGTTTCTAATCTCGGATTACGCATTTTACGTTTCCCGTATAGGTCTAAAGAATAATCTATTACTTCATGGCCAGTTTCGTCTAGCAAAAGCTTGTCCAATTCATACACATATTTTGGTAATTGGCATACAGATCTTGAATTATGTAGTGTACAATACCTCTTGCTTTTATCCCACATTAATTTCTGTATCACATTTCTCATTTCAGCTTTATCTTGTGCAGTTGTTTCAGGGTTACGTATTAATAAAGTTATTTCAGCACACATAACATTTATGTCGTACTGAACATTATGTCCTACTACGAAATCTGCTTTATTAAAAAATTTTATAAACATTTTAACAGCAGTTTGAATGGGTATACCTTTTTCTTCTAAATCTGAGTCGGTAATTCCATGAACGGCCGTGGAATCTGGCGGCACTTGTTGTCCTCCTGGTAACCTAACTAATTTATCATAAAATCCCAACTGTTTCTTTTTTTCAGTATCGTATAATATAAACGCTAATTGTATTACTCTTGGCCATTCTTCTGCTTTCGCTCCTTTATTCTCATTAAAGAAACGTTCGTTATTTGGCGGTTTCCCTGTTGTCTCTGTATCAAAGCATAAAACTATAGGATTCTTTGACATTTATAGTTATATATTAATTATATATTATAACTATAAATAATTTTATCTATCTCCCAAAAGCGCTAAAGTCAGCTGTTATTGGCATATAATTACTGTCTCCTTTGCTTGGTAATGCGCCATAATAGGAATATTGGTCTCCGGATTGTGTTCCAGTTGTTGTACCATAAGGAGATTTAAAAGATCCTTCGGTTCTATTTATTACGACGGGTTTTCTGACATCTGTTGGCCGCATGGTTAATATATCTTTTACACCGGAACCGGCACCTTTTGCTAATCCGGTAACATCGTCGACTACATTTTCAGCTAGCTGTCCTGCCGCGCCTATGGCTTTTCCTGCGGTATTTATTGCAGCTGCACCCACTAATCCAGCTCCCAACAATCCTGCGCCAACAACCCCACCAGCTGTGTCTACAGTATTATTAATTACCCCTCCAACCGAATTTGGTCTTCCATTATAGCTTATACCATCTCCTCTGTAGCTTATACCATCTCCTCTTACTACACTATTTCCTCCAACGGCTAATGTGCCAGATCCACCATTTCCACCACAATTACTGCACGCGCCTCCATTACACGAAGGACACATAGGACACGAAGGGCATACAGGAGGAACAATTTGTGTCTTTAATAAATACTTGTCTGAATCTGGACCTGACGAACCACCACTATTGTTTTTCCAATACCAGTACCATTTGAAGTATTCTGACATGGCACTATCAGTATTATTGGGTTTGTTTGCTGCATTAGTTGCTGGCGTAGTGGGTGTAGTAGTCGTGCTAACTCCGGTAGATGTAAATCTGCGAACATTATTTAAAGTATAACTAGTTTTGTTTGTATTATTATAACCTATTATCGCAATAATAGCATTTACTCCATTTGCTAAGTACAATACTATGTTTTGTCCAAGAACGTCGGTTGATAAAAATGAGCGGAAAGATTTGTCTGTACTTGAGATAGCCCCTAGTGAAGCTGCTGTGGCAACTGGTTTGCTAGCACCGTTTCTATCGAATACGGTAATTGTTTTTGTATTTCCGTCTGGAGTTGTTTGTATTATTAGGTTACCATTAGTAACATCATATTTAACATATTGTCCTATACTATAAACAGGTTTAGTAGAACTGTATAGAGCTTCAGTAGAAGTAGAATCGCTTGGTTTAATAAAAGGTTTATATTCAGTTAATGTAACACTATTTTTTGTTGCTTCGTATGGGTTTTTTTTTATTGTTTTATCACTACCTAATAAATAACTAGCAACATGTACGTCCGGGTTTGGTGTTTTATTTATAACATGAACATAAGTATCCTGGTTCCATGGGATGTAAAAAACAGTATATTTGTCTGTGTTGGGTGACCTAGTTTCATATATATGTGAGTTGTATGATTCAGGTATAGAAGCTATTAAACTAGGAGCAGTGTCTTGTGCTACCACAGCTGTGCCTGCTGTATTTTTTTTTGTATCGAATGCTAAAACCGTTTGACTAGTGCTTCTAGTAACAACGTACGTTTTAACAATATTAATTCCTGTAGAATCGTTAGCAGTTCCTGTTGAATCTACTTCAATTAAATTTCCGTTATTTTTGTCTAAAAATAAATTGTCATGTAATTTATAAGGAGTTGCTGTACTCGAATATGTTGGTATAAGTACTGTATCTAATGTATTTACACTTTGTTTAAAAGATATAAATCCTTCCTTAGACAAAAATGTATTACTGAAAATCACAGATATTACTAAAACTACTAATAATACTAAAAATAAAACTAACGGTGTAATTTTTATAGATAACATTTGATATAAAGTATAGGACGAAAAAAGATATGCGATAAATGAAAAATTGAATTACTATTTTAAAGTATAGTTATTTTAAAATAGTAGCATGGAACCTGAAAAGAAGAGAAAACCTAGATCGCCTCCCGCAATATTAGATCGCTTTTATAATGAGAAAAACCACTATGAATTCTCATTAGATGAAGCAGGGAGAGGATGTCTATTTGGCCGAGTGTATATAGCGTGTGTCGTTTTACCTAAAGACCCTACGAAATTTGATGGAAAAAATATTAAGGATAGCAAAAAATTCACCTCAAAGAAAAAGATAAATGAAGTCGCTGAGTATATAAAGAACAATGCTCTAGCATGGCATGTTGCTTGGGTTCCAGAAAACGTTATTGATGACATAAATATTTTAAAGGCAACTATGAACGGAATGCATGAATGTATTCGAGAAACTATAAATAAATTGGATGATGTAGAGATGGATAAATGTATGGCGGTCGTTGATGGTAATTATTTCACGCCATATCGTGCGTTTGATCCGAATCGTGAGTGCATTGCTGAATTGTCTCATGTTATGATTGAAAAAGGAGACGCAAAATATATGGGTATTGCTGCTGCAAGTATATTGGCGAAAACTGGGCGTGATACGTACATAGAGGAATTGTGTAAAGAACATCCTGATTTGGTGGATAGATATGGATTAGATTCAAATGTTGGGTATGGCACAAAAAGACATTTGGATGGAATAAGGGAGCATGGCATTTGTCAATGGCACCGTAAAACTTTTGGTGAAAATTGTAAGAGTGCTACAATGAATGAAATTTAACGATGCTTTCTAGTTCTACGATGTTTACGAGTTTTTCTTGTTTTGCTTCCGCCTTTTCGTTTTGCTTTTGTAGTTTTTGCTTTAGGTGTTGATCTTACTGATCCCACCGAAAAAACTGATTTTCTTATTTCTGTGGGAGCTTTTATATCGGAAAGCATTTTACCGAGAGTCATAAGTTCTTTTATTTTTTTATTCTCTGTCAGAGAAGGAGTTTGCCTAAAAATATCTGATAAATCAGAGTCAGATGGTTGTGTACTATTAGAAAGCGCTCTCATTAAACCAGTTCTTTGTAAATCGTTAGCTGCAAGTAGATCTCCGGTTAGATTCGGATTATCTGGATCTGATTCTTTAGGTACTCTACAAACGTAACTATAATGAATACCGGGAAATTTTTCAAATATGTTGCTATATTTAATTTTGTAATTTGTACCAATAAATCTACAACATGTTTTAAGTATATCTAATTCTTCAATACTAGGATTGTCTATTCTCATCTGTTTAGCAATATTTTTTACAATGTCAATATCAGAACGAGTTGGCCAAACTGAATATTTATATGCTTCAGTAAGAACCCATTCAGTGTTGTGACCTCTATCTGTGTCTAATGTGAAGAATGTTAATTGTGGCCAAAATCCAGATAACTCTCTGCAATTTAATGAACCATCGTCATTTAAAAATGTTACTCCATTTAAATTGGAAATAATAGAATCAGTAGATTGTCTTAATGATGATAAATCAACGATGCCACATAGAGGTAATCCATTTTGTTGGAATTGTTCTGGTATTAATTCTCCATCAACATAGGTTTTTCTACTTTCTATTGAAGAATTTCTAGAATGAACATGCACTCTAGAACTTTTTTCAGATAACAAATCCCAAATCTCGATATCACTTTGCTTGCACGTGCTTACTTTATTATTTAATTCTTCTAAATTTTCTAAATTTAAGATTGAAGGCGCATCAAGTGTTCCTTCTTGAAGTTTTTTCATTACCATCGTATGAAGTCCTGCTTCAAAATCATTTTCTGCTCCCATGGGTCTAGTTGTTACATACACACTGTTGTCTGGAATATTTTTTCTTTGAAATATTACTGGCTTTCCATGCTCAAAATCTTCAGACCCATGTCCCATCCAAATATAACTCGCCATTTCTAATGGTGTATTTTTTCCTTCAGTTACTTTTAATTCTACCTCTGCTTCAGTTAACTCAGACCCAAATCTTCTAGCGGCTCTTTTCATTATATATATTAAAGAGAAAATAAATCCTCTACCTTATTGATAGGAACAGTCATATATTTTGTTTCTCTATCCATTAAACTATACCCTATTAATAATTCTTTTTTATCTTCTAAATATACAAATCCTAGAGTATACTCCACCTTTTCTTTCTCAAACGTAAATATTCTACTGTATCTTTTCATTTCCATTGTTTTATAATCCAGAGCAACAAACATATGATAGTAAAACCGGCGATCTTCGTAACTAACAATATGACAAATAAACCAGATTTCATTTCCGACTCGTTGACCATTCGTCGACCCCCTTAACCACCTAAAAAAATTCGGTGTTTTATATTCATGTGTTACCAGCATTTTTTTAATAGGATTGTTTTTATCATCTATTTTACTATCTGGGTGATCAATTACGTTTCCAATTCGAAGAGGAGACCATCCATAGATCATTTTTAATTCGCGATCTGCGTTTTCAAACATCACCCAATTTTTCTCTATCTTATGTTGATTATCTATATCTAATAAATTCGACATCGTCGATCTAGATTTCAAATTAATTGTTCCATGTTCTACTGCCATGTTTCCTTGTTCTATTCCACGATTCGCATTAAAATAGAGCTTCCCATTATGTCCCATAATACGAACATCTTCTAGTCCAACGTATAAATTGTCATAACATTCGTTATATTTCAATTCCGTCTGACTTTCTATCTTCCATTGTGGTTTACTAATATCTATGTATGCAATAATATTCTTTGTAGCAATATTAGCTTGGTTAACGTACTCGCCTTTATCTCCAATTCTATAATTTACATATCGTTTATTAACAATTAATCTTGATTTAACAAGTGGGTCAATACATAAAGAGGGCGTGCTATGTATAAATTGGCTATCTATTTGCATTGAATTACCAACCTGATGGAGAATCTGCGAAATGTTATCGGTTGATTGCCCCATAATATCTTTTAATCTTGGAGCATAAAATTTATAATTATAAAGTACATTATTAGTTATAGGTTCTGGTGCACTGGGATGCCCTAGTACTTTCATACTAGAAGATACTACATCTAAATTTTTAGGATTACGGTAATAAGCAATAACTGTAAATTCATAATCTAATTTAAAGTCATAAATTTCTTTCTCTAAAAAAAGATGGTCATTAGAATTGCTCTTCATAAGTTCATCTCTAGCTATTTCGTAAAAACAATACGCAAGAACATATTGACTTTTACAGCGATAATAATTAACTAATTTATATAGATTTTCAACTCTATTTGGATAACACTGATATGCGTCTAACCATGCGCTTATGGCGTTGGGTAAATCGCCCATATTTTCGTAACATTTACCGATAGAATAATATGAATGCCACACTTCCTCATGCCATCCGCCGACTTTGATTCGTTCTTTATACCTTTGAATAGCATTTTCATATTGTCCAGCATCTCGATAGCTATTTGCTAAGTAGAAAGTATAACGGTCATTACCAGGATTCTCTTCTAATCCCTTTAAAAGTAATCGAACATCTCTTTCGAATTTATCTGCTTTAGCACCGCCATCGCCAATATCATCAATGAATAATTGAGATTTTTCTATTTGCACATATACTGAACCAGGTGTGGTTTTAACGAATTCGTGTGTAACCCCCCAATATGAAAACTCAGGATCATTTCTTAGAATACGAACGTTCTTATAAAAAAATAAATCGGAACCTTGGAATATATAGTAAGCATCCTTGGTTAGAGTTTTTTTAAATTCTTCTATGGATAGCTTTGTGTCTATACGTAACTTCATATCCGCATCCAATAATAGCAAATAATCTGCATTAGATAACCCAATACACGCATTTAGTGCAAATGTGCGATTATATCCGAAATCTTGGAATGGTTCTTTTACGATTCTTCCTGGTATATTGTTCTTGCCAAAAAATGTCTCGATTAATTCGATTGTATTGTCTGTGCTACCTGTATCGCATATACAGTAACTATCGATTAATGGTAAGACAGATAGCATGAGTCGCTCGATAATTTTGCTTTCGTTCTTAACAATCATATTTAGACATATTTTAGTCATCTTCAATAGTTTATATTGATGGGTATATTTTATATATTATTTTATTCAAAGTATTTTTTCGATACATATTATAGTTATGGCATTTACTAGATTTTACGATGATCCTTCACGAATTAAAAAACAGGCACAAATAAGTAGTTATTCAGATAGATATTTTTTAGATAGACCCGGGCAAGGAATTGACTTGCCTTTTATGGAAGACCCTAATATTCGTATGCAAGGTTGGGGTGCAAATTTAAGAAATAATACAACAAACTTAGAAAGCGATTTATTAGGGTTAACCCGAAAAACAAACAGAGATTATATTGACGTTAATGATTATAAACAACATGCTGTCTATACATCACCTAATAGTTATAGAAACGAAGAAAGTTTTGTTGAGGAAAGTAGGGCAACACATCCTGCATGGATGTATAAAGATTTAGAACATCCTAGATGGGAGTTTCCATTTTTAAATCCATTAAATGGTTTAGAGAAAGCATTCACAGAAAATGTTCAAACACGTATTTTAGAGAAAGATTATTTTGTGCCAACTATTCCTGTTGTTCAAGGTTCTGAAGATACACAATACTATTTAACCGGTAGATCAATATGTATTGAGGGAAATGAAATGGGATGTCCAGGAACATTATATAAAAACCCAATACGATAAATATTATTATATAACAATATATTAATTATATAATAACATGGAACTCGCAATTCCTGGCGTAGCATTAGGACTATTATATATCGTATCTAACCAAAAGTCGAAAAAAGAAACATTTAGAGATCGTAATTTATTACCAAATATAGATATCCCTGATCGCAATTTTCAAAATGGAGCACCTATTGCATTATCTGAAAGTGATCAAACATCGCTATTATCTACAACAAATCGATATGATAATGGCGGGGGAGTTTACACTGATAAATTTTTTAATCCTAATATGAACCAACAACAGAAATTATCAAAAATGGATGATGCAGCTCAAACCGGAAAGCAATTTTATTCTTTAACTGGAGAAAAAGTGAACGCTGGTTATTTTGAGCACAATAACATGGTGCCTTTCTTTGGAAGTAATTTAAGAACTCGCGTTGAAGATGAAAATAAAACAGAAGGGCTTTTAGATAGTTATACTGGCTCTGGTTCTCAGACCATTACTAAACGAGAACAAGCTCCTCTATTTTCTCCTAGTTCAAGTCAACAATGGGCGAACGGAGCACCCAATATGAGCGATTTTTACCAATCACGCGTAAACCCGAGTGCAAGAATGGCGAACGTTAAACCTTTTCAGGAAGAACAAGTTGCCCCTGGTTTAGGATTAGGTTATACAACAGGCGGTTCCGGAGGATTCAACTCTGGTATGATGATGCGCGATAGCTGGTTAGATAAAACTGCTGATGATTTACGTGTCGCTAATAAACCCAAGGCAACCGGGCTAATGTTGTATGGTCACGAAGGACCTGCCAATAGCATGATTAAAAATAACGCTACATATGAACAAATGGGTATTATGGAGAAACACTTACCAGATCAAAGTTTTGCTTTAGACACGCGTTCAGTTAATGATCCTCGAGACATAGGACGTTTGTTTACAACTGGTGGTGCTGAAAAAGGGCAAACTATGCGAGCTATTCCTATAGATCGCTATGTAACCCGTCCCGAAACAGCGGTTTCATATACTGGCGGTGCAAGCGTCCAGAATCCAGCGACTTATGTTCCTGGTGAATATATGCCGTCAACCAACCAACAATTGGGCGCAGTCCCTTTAGCGGTTGCTAATGCTAATGGACGTCAATATGCCACAGATGCTGATTATGAAATAAAAGCAAAGAAAGCTTACCCTAATAATCGTACAATGAATAAAGAAGGTAATTATTTAGGTGTTGTTGGTGGTAGCATAGGAGCAGCTATAGCTCCTTTGCTAGATATGTTACGACCCAGCCGTAAAGAGAATGTGATAGGAACGCTTCGTCCTTACCAGAATCCTGGAACAACTGTGCCTCAATCTTATATCTTCAATCCAGCTGACCGTCCTGCTGCGACTATTCGTGAGACAACTGAGAAATCGATTAATCATTTAAATGTAAGCTCAATGCATCCTGATGGTGCTTATCACGTAACTGGTCATAACCCTACATACACAAACCGCACAGATACTGATGATTTCTTCTATACTGGAGGATCTAGTGCTGGCGAGAGAGGAAGACAACCTACTTCTTATGTTGCAGGTTATAACCAACGTAATAATGACATTAAATCAAGTACTATAGATGGATATATGGTGCAAGGAAATATGTCGTTAATGAATGGAGATATTAATATGCGTCAGGTATCAAGAGATAATATGTTGAAAAACGAGAGAGGTGTCATAAGCACTATGCCTTATCAATCACCGGACGTAACAAGTTTGGGACGCGCTGTAGGAACTTCAAACAATCTTTATTCTAATATTAATATTGATAGAAATACTCCTGATATAACGAGCATGTTAAAATCAAATCCATATGTAGTTGATTACCGTAGTGCTTTGTAGATTTTTTCATAATATCTGTATGAAAAAATGTTTATGGTCGCGGTATTTTATCAACGGTAGATTGAGAAAGAGGAGCAGGAGGAATAGGCATATTTGTTTTCGATGACGTCGGAACAGGATATTTAAATGTTATTAGAATAGCTTTAACATAATCTTTTGTTACGTTTTTAGTATC